ATGCTATTGTTCCGCTGATTTTAAATAAAGCACCGTTATCTATTGAATAATTATTAATAGTATTAGCAGATGGTATATTGGAACCTTCTGTAAGAAGAATAGATCCAGTTAAGCAGCTATTGGTCTCTTGACAAGAATAGTCGCTGTTGATTATAACTTGTGTAGAATAGTCGTATGCTTCGAGTACAATATTTTTATCTTCTAATTCTATTACTTCAATAAGTTTAGTATTTTCAATATTACTTTGAATAATAAACTCTTTAACATCACCACACTCTATATTTGCTACAAAATATGACATATGATTAGCACGCTAGAGTTGTTGTTGTATCACTATTACGTCTAATTATATTAATTGTACCGTATATAATTCTATTAACTTCTTTACCTCCTCCAGTATACAGATCAATATTTGAATGTAACTCTAAGTCATATCGAGCATTATCAAAAGCGAAGGTTTCTGTTTTAGACGCTGGAATTAAAAGAGTAATTTTACCGGTTGGACCATCAATTGTAAAACTATATTCACTCAAATCAACGTTATCTGTTGTGAAGGTGGTCGTTACTCCTGTGTCTGTACTCCAAGTTAATCTAGCGCAATAACCAGTAATATCAATTATATTACCATTATTATCTTTATATACTAAGGATAATTTAAAAGAACTACCCTTCTCGATTGGAAAATCATATTGGCTAGCTGACATAAATAGTATCCTTATATGGTGACGATACTATATAATACACCAGTAGGTTATATAACAAAAAAGGCTGGCGCGAGCCAGCCTAGTTTGCCACAGTTTATTGTGATTTTTAATCTTAGAGAGCGCCGAGTAGTACTCTACGATTATCGAGTACAGCAAAACCCTGCTCGGCCCAGCCGTAGAAGCCTGCTCTCTTCTGACGATGTAGTGTATCGTCCTCGAAGATTTGAACTTCTTGGCGAACTGGCATAATGAAACTATCGCTCTTGCGAAGATCAAGGCCAACTACTAGCTCAACCTTCGATTCTTCGTCAACACTTGGTAGTGTGCCACTTAGTGGGCCGTCGAAGAATAATTGATATTCTTGACCTTCACCTAGCTCATCACGATCATGGAGGTTAACGCCGAATACACGGTTTAGAGTGCCATCAGCAGCAACATAGATCTCACGACGAGTAATTTCGTCAACTTGATCTAGGCCCCAATTGCGGATATCTTCCATAGCCTCTGGACTAACATAGAGGTCGGTTAGCATACCACGATTGTTACTAGCACTGTTACCACCGCCGTTACGACGCATTACTGTCTTCATAAGAGAAACTAGTCTCTTACTGAAAAGACCAGCATTAGCATCACTATCATAAACGATGATGTTACGATCAACACCAGCGGCTAGAATTGTGTGCCAACCATCATCATTCATCTTCTTGACGAATTGGGCTTCCATTACTTCCATAGCACGACCAACAACGTCCCAACGGGCATCGCGGGCATACTTTAGAAGATAATCGATACTAGCGCCAATGTCATAGGTTGGAACCATGACGTAATCGCCTTCAACGTGACGCTCTGGAATATAACCGTGATTTGGAATTGTGTAGGCCACAAAATCCTTCTCGGTACCAGGAGCGATGAAATCTAATGGAAATTCTGGAGTGGCACTTTGGGCTAATACGATTGGCTCAAAGATGTTGTCCAAAATGTTACCATTTAGGATACCCTGACGAAGAGGTAGTTCTAGAGCCTTAGCAAACTGTGAATTTGCGGCTAGAGCCTCTTCCTTATTTAATGAACCAGAACGAACTAGAAGATCTGTAAGTTCTGGAGTTGGTTGAAACGAATTAGTATTAGCCATTTTTATTTACTCCCTGTTTTTAATTACTGAATGTTTACTGCGACTTTTGCGTAACCGTCTGCGTCTGCCTCGCTCAAGAATGAACCAATTCTAGCAACGCCAGTTGCTGTTGCTGTTGTGATAACACCATTAGCACCAACATAAGCTGGGGCACCGGCTGTTGGACTACCAGCAATCTGGTTAGTTGTTACTTGACCAACTCTTAGTAGAGTGACCTTGCCACCAACTTGCATCTCATCTTTGTGCCAGTTAATGTGCTGTCTTGTTAGGTCATAATCTACAACATCATTGAGTAGAACGCCAACTGGAAGAGCGCCAGAAGCTAGAGTAGCATATTCTACTACAGCGCCAGCATCATCCATTGATACGCCTGCTCCAGTTGAACCTATTTTTACCTAGTCTAGCATAAACAAAATCTACTAAAGCTGCACGAGTGTTTTCAACAGCACTATCGTCCTCACCACCAACAGTAATTGCTACGTCGGAAGTGGTTTCGACATTCTCAAGAACTTCAGTGATATCGGCTTCTGCAACCTCTTCGGCTGTTGTTACCTTATCATTCTTCTTGATTTTCTTAGCCATATCTAACCAAGTTTCTGTCATAGCAGCAAATGTTTCATCATTGAGAGAATCAAACTTCTCTACAATTGATTCAGCATCAGTGCTATCAACACCATTGTTTACAAGGCTAGCCTTACGAATCATTTTCTTTTCTTTCATCATATAGCCAGCAATTGTCTCATTGGCAGCGGCGAGTTCAGCCTTTAGAGCATCAAGCTCGTCTGACTTAGTCTTCATGTTTTCATTATGTTTCTTAGCTTCTTCTTCTTGTTTCTTTGTATGCATAGTGGCTTGTTCAAACTCAGCTCTTAGGGTATCAAGTTGAGTATTTAGTTCTGCAATCGTAGTTTGTGCTGCTTGGGTTGCTTCGGCGCAATCTGCAACAACAGTTTCAACTACTTCTGTATTTTCATTCATAGTTTGTTTCTCCGAATTAATGCTTGACTTAGAAAGTACTACACCTGATTTTGAATTATCATCATTTTTTGGTGAATTATTTATAAACTTAAAACCATCCCTGCTGAATATTATACTATCTGGATTTGCTGGTCTGTCCACATATCCCTTGCCAGAAAAAGTAATATTTCTTAAAACTCTACCAATTTTATAGTTCTCGTGCTCGCCTAATCCACCATATGCTCTTAAATGTTTTGTTAAAAATGCTGTGCTTTCATCTCGTGGTAATACTGTATATTCACCAGAAATTTTATTAATTAAACCATAATCAAAACCCTTAAAAAAGCACTCCATGCTAACATATTTTGATCCATTTTCAATTTCGTTAATAAGAGCTTCTGTGCGATCTTTTAATTCTGGTTGAGTATATGCTTTATAAATTACAGAACCAGTTAATATATGAAATTTATCTGGTAGATTTTCTACTGATGTATTTTCATCAATAAGTTCACCATCTTCTGTGATTGGCCAATTTGATACAATATGACCGATTATTACAGATTCGTCGTGCTCTAAATTAGTTGGTTTGTGTTCGGGTGAATTTTTAGCGGCCCATACTTCGGCCTTATCAAAAATATCATCATTCTTATTCCATGATGAACTAACTAGTACCGATTGAGTATAATATAAATCTGAATCATCCACACTAGCTAATGTTTTATTGAAAACGGTTTTAGGCTTATTTATAGTATCAGAAACAGGCAGCGGTTGTACAACTGAGGCATAAGAGATGTGGGCTTTTGCAGATAGGAGGTCGCTCAAGCCATCATTAATTTCATCTTGAAAAATTTGCATGATTTACCTCTTAGTTATTTTTATCATACACCGTGGCATAAAAAGATGCTTTAATAAGCTTATTTTCTTCAAATGTGAGTGGACGATTTAATTCGTGACCAATTTGTTTTAGCCAATATTGATATGCATGATACATATCTTTAATATTATTATCTTTTTCAATTGAAGCTAACGAATTCAATAAAGATTCCTCATTAACACTTGACATTGGCTCAACACTAAAAAATAGTTTAGTCTTAATAGTTTCAATATCTTTACTTTCAGAAGCTGATAGTTTGCGTAAATTATCTTTATTATAGAATGCTAATAAATGAGGATTCATAATCTCACTAATCTGATCCTCAATTTGATTTGCCCAAATAGCTAAAGATGCTCCTGTGCGTGGTTTAAAATCTTTTGTTTTCCTGATTTTGGTATCTTTACTATTTTTAGGTCTACCCTGTCCTGGAGCGCCCTTTGGTGCTGACTCTTGAAGAGGATTGCCCGCACCACCACCAAATGGAGATTTTGGTGTCGCAAACTGTGACTTTAATTCCACAGCATTCATTTCTCCACGTTTCTTCGGTTCTAATTCTAAACCAACTTGACTTGGTGTGGCTAAACCTAATTGTAGTGCTATCTTCTTAAGAGTACTTTCAGTATTAGCATCATAATATGGGCCAGATTTTTGTACCATTCTATCTGATTTCCTATCTCTATCTTCTCTATTAATTCTAACCTTCTCCATACTTGGATCAATACCAAATCTCATCTGTAATAATTCATCACTAATTACATTTCTATCAGCTAGTTGAATTAATAATGCTTTCTCTGCATCCTCATTAGATAGATCCATTCTATCAAATTCAATTTTTGCAGGATATTTAAATCCCATAGCTTTCTGAACAACCTCAATTTCTTTTTCCCAAAAACTTACTAGCACATCACGACCATATTGTAGTCTTTGTGTTAGTGTTTTAAGACTAATAAAATTATTAGTTGTACCAGACGCTCCAAATGTGCCCGTTAGTGTTGGAGGAATACCTAATCCAGCATAAACACTATTCAAGTGAGGAATATATTTACCCTCGCCTAAAAAGTTATGAACATTTGTATTACTCTCTAAGAGTTCGATATCTGGACCCCACACAAGATCCATTGTGCCACCACCCACATTATTACCTAGGATAGCAGATAGTTTACTGGCTGCTGCTTTGGTTGGAGCAATTCTATGCTCTAAACTACCAAGTTTAAAAATACGAATATTAGATACTGCGCCATCAAGAGCGCACATATCTGCTAATTTAAGCTTTTCAATAATGGTAATATCATCCATGATAGCATATATCATTGGATATGCCCAAATCTGCCAGTCATCTTTCTTATAGTGAAATACTGATGTCTTTTCAGGATTGAGAATATATGGTCTTCTGGTCTTTGCTGCTTCTAAAATATCGATTGGTAATTGAGATACTATATTTCTTTCAGCATCATTCTTTGGACTATTAATAATTTTTCTTAAAGTTCCTGGTAATACAACCCCATAAATTTTATTTGTAGCAAATGAAGCGAGGGAGCCTCCCAGTACATCCACATAAACTGGATCAATAAAAGTGTACTTCCAAGGGATTTCTTTTTTGACTGGTTCTATATCTTCAAGGGTTGGATCAGCAATGTCTGTTGATGCTGTTGCTCTATACATCTTATCAATAATCTTATTATTTAATTTAGCATATTGTTTATTAATTACAATATTACCAGTTCTATAAAGATTATTTAAGAAACGCTCACTTCTATCTTTACCAGCAATTTTCTTAAACCATGCTCTATAAAATCTTTCAACCCTTTTATTTGGATGAACAATAGTAATACCCTGACTTGCAAAGTCACCCATAAGATCAATAATATTTTTTACTAAACCAACTCGCTGATAAATATCTTCAGCCTTTCTTATAATTAATTTAACTTGAGTTGGTATTGCTTCGTCTGGTCTGAAAGAATAATAGTCGCTTTTTGTCAAACCGGGGCGACCACTAACATTCGTATCAAGATTAGAAAAATCCAATCTGGTTCTTCGTGCTGTGGATCTTTCAATACCATTAAATTCGGTAAGAGATTCTGATGAAGATTTTAATGCTTCTTTTTTACTGTTAAGATCATCACCCCATGTTACGTAAGCTTCTTGACCATCATATTGGGCGTTTTCTATAGCTTCACTCTTGGGATATTTTTGATTAGCCATAATTTAATATTATTATAATACTATTGTGATTGGATTAAGAATCTTATACACCATTATTGTCTATAAACAGCACCATAAAAATCATCATTAGCGCCACTTGTAAACCATTCTGGTCCTTTATAAAATTGACCTTTTTGTTTAGGGTCTAAATTTCTAACATTACCACCAATAATATTATATTCTGGTGTGGCAAAGCTTCTAAGCATTTGTCTAGCTAACATATTAGCTATTACTAATGCGCTATATCGGTCTTTGCGCAATCTGCCTTTTCTACCATTAGCTGTTTTAATTTCTGGAGTATCCCATCTATCTCTAGCATTTGCTCCACCACTAGTATGAGTCATAACAATAGTGGTCAATTCGTTTTTTAATTCTTCAATTTCCATAATACATTCACTTAATGTATCATACATAGGAGTTAAATCAGTACTAAGAATATCCTGACCCTCATCCGCTAAAGTGAGTCCTAATGTAAGATTATCAAATCGTGGGAATAAAAGAACTTTATCTTCTAGATCTTTTCTTAATCCATGATTAGCCTGTGCTGTCCAATCGGCTCTTGCAAATTGCACTAATTCTAAAATATGATATCCTTGTTGACTATCTGTTTCTTTTGGTTTTTCATAATCAATAATAGGCCATACAAGTTTTTCGCCTGGTTTTAAATTTTGTGGA